CCAGGCATCCGAGCAGAAGTTACAGGCGTACATTGCCGATCAGCGCCGTCTGGGTCGTGATATCCGGCTGTCTGCCATTTATGCGGCGTTGCATGTTGAAGGGGTGCAGAGGGTGGAACTGGCGCAGCCGCTGGCTGATATGGTGCTTGATGATTCTCAGGCGTCAAACTGCACTGGCTACATCATAACGGTTGGGGGGTACGATGAGTAAAACCCTACTGCCGCCCAGCGCGTCGCGCCTTGAACGTGTTGCCGCTCGCGTCTGCGCGTCTCTGGGGGAAGTGCGGGTACCTTTGCGTCAGCTCTGGGATCCGTATACCTGCCCGGTTGATTTGCTGCCCTATCTGGCATGGGCGTTTTCCGTTGACCGATGGGATGAAAACTGGCCCCAGGCAACGAAGCGTAAGGCCATTGCTGATGCGTATTACCTGCACCGCTACAAAGGCACCACCGGAGCCATGCGGCGGGTTGTAGAGCCATTTGGTTACTTCATTCGCGTTAACGAGTGGTGGAACATCGACACCGACCCCGGCACGTTTACGCTGGATATCGGTGTTGAAGATGAAGGCATCAGTGAGGAGACGTATCAGGAACTTGAGCGGCTGATTGCTGATGTTAAACCCTGTAGTCGCCACATGCTGGGCATGAGCCTGCACCTACAGACTACCGGCCCTTTTTATGTTGGCGCGTCTGCTTATTTGGGCGACACGCTGACGGTGTACCCCTATTTCCCCGAAACCATTTCGGTTGGCGGTGCGGAATATGTGGGCAGTGCAATTCATTTGATAGACACCGTGGAGATCACAACAAGTGGCAACTAAATATTATGCCCTGTTAACCAATGTTGGAGCCGCGAAACTGGCGAATGCCACGGCATTAGGTGAACAGGTTGAAATTACTCAAATGGCGGTAGGGGATGGCAACGGTGCACTACCGACGCCAAACCCTGCGCAAACCTCTCTTGTGCATGAGCTGCGCCGTGCGCCGCTTAATACGCTGAGTATTGACCCCGTTAACACCAACCAAATTATTGCCGAGCAGGTGATCCCGGAAGACGTGGGCGGGTGGTGGATCCGTGAAATTGGTCTGTATGACAGTGCGGGCGATTTGATCGCTATTGCTAACTGTGCGGAAACCTATAAGCCGTTGTTGCAGGAAGGCAGCGGGAGGGTGCAGGTGATCCGCGTTATTCTGATTGTCAGCAGTACCCAGGCTGTAACACTTAAGATTGATCCGTCTGTAGTGCTGGCTACCCGCCAGTATGTGGATGATTCGATTATTCAGGTCAAAGCTTATGCTGATCAGCAAATGGCGGCGCATGTTGCGGATAATGACCCGCACAAACAGTATGCGCCAAAAGAAAGCCCGGCGCTTACGGGTACTCCAACCGCCCCTACAGCAGCAGGTGAGACGAATAACACTCAGCTTGCAACTACGGCATTTGTGCAAGCCGCTCTTGCTGCGTTGGTTGGTTCTTCACCGGAGGCGCTGGATACGCTAAATGAACTGGCGGCGGCATTGGGCGATGATCCGAATTTTGCTACAACAATGACGAATGCGTTGGCAGGAAAGCAACCGTTAGACAGTACTCTCACGGATTTATCTGGGAAATCTAGCGCGGATCTTCTCAAATACCTGGGTTTAGGAAGCGCGGCCAAAAAGGATGTGGGGACAGGGGCTGGTCAGATTCCTGACATGTCTGCATGGGGACAAATAAACAACGTCAACGGATATGTAAAGTTACCGAACGGACGCATTTTTCAACAAGGCTCGGCACAAGTATCTGCGGCAGGGATAGTAACCGTAAGCTTCTCGATACCTTTCCCGACAGAATGTTATAGCGTACTCTGTACAGAACGTAATAATTTAACTCATGCCAGCATAATCAATTGTGGAAATATCACCCGCACGGGGTTTGGTTGTCGTGGGTTTGGCGTTTCTGACGTTCCACAAGATGCATTAGTAAGTTGGTTTGCGGTCGGAGTTTAATTATGAAATATTCATTTAGTGCATTAGATAATTCTTTTTATCCCTATGAGCTTCGCGAAGATTACGATGCCTCCGGTACATGGCCGCGAGACGGTGTTGACGTTGATGAAGCTGTATTCTCTGAGTTCACAGCTCCCGCGCCATCTGGAAAGCAGCGGGGAGCTGACAACAATGGTTATCCCGCATGGATTGATATCCCGCCTTTGACTCATGAACAACTTATCGAACAATCCGAGGTTGAGAAACAGTCAAAAATCAATGCAGCGAATGATCATATGAGTAGTAAGCAATGGCCGGGCAAAGCAGCCATTGGCCGCTTAAAAGGGGATGAATTAGCGCAATATAATCGCTGGCTGGACTATTTGGATGTACTGGAAGCCATAGACACATCGAAAGCTCCGAATATCACCTGGCCAGATAAACCAAGCAAATAGTCATTTATAACTGTGTTGGCCAGCGCATCGAGGACAGATAGAAATGACTGTACTGCAGCTAAAGCGGGCAAGATGCCCGCTTTAATTTTATAGGGATAAGTCTGACTGAATCGCCGACATAAAATCACTGTTCGTCACTTCCGCCAGCTTCTCACGAATATCTTCGCTCACCCGTTTCAGGCTCAGCATAAAATCAATTTTCCGCGCCTTACCATCCGAAAAAAACTCCGCCCGGTTCTGCGTCAGTCCATCGATCACATACATTCCGTAAATCCGGCCGGTGCCTTCAATCAGGGGCCAGGCTCTGCCGGTATAGGCCATCGTCTCCAGCGTAATTAGCGATACGTCGCCGCCGCTGATTTCGGGGTACAAGGTGCCGGAGAGAGTGATCGGCTCTTCATCTGGCCCGATGTACTGATAGCGCGGGGATTTCCCCACGCGATCGTTTTTGACATGCCGCCATGTATTTGCCTGGTTTGCCGTTTGGTAAGGCGTGGTTTGCAGGGCAAACGGGAACATGCCTAATATCATCATCATGGTTTAACCCCTTATCCGTGATCGGTCAGTTGCGAGCGTTTACGCCGTGCGGCCTGTTGCTGGGCAACGGTGAACTCTTCGCGGATGCGCTGAACAAGTTTTTGCTCATCCATTTTACCCGCGTCGTTGATATTGATTTGAAAGTTAAACACGTCGCCGCCAGGCACCAGCGCCGCCACGGATGCCGCAGACGGAACGGCAGAGACTGGCGAACGGGCGGCAGACTGTTGAACGCTGTACGGCATCACCGAAGAAAACAGCGCGCCGGCCTGTTGCTGCATCCATGCCGTGAGAGATGGCACCTGCCGCTGAGCCTGTTGCACCGGTTCGGAATAACCACCGCGGATCGGAATGTATGGCAGCTTATTCTTGAAGACGATTTCGCCGGGGCCGTCTTTCTTCTCTGCCGTGTTGCTGGCGATTTTATCCAGACTGCCGCTGATCTTCGGCGCGAGGTTCGCCGGGCCTTTCAGGTTATTAACAAGCGCCTGCTGCTGCTGGCTCTGTTCCGTTTTCCGCTTCTGTTCCTTTTTCTCTTCTTCTTTTTTCCCCTGAGCGGTGACAGCTTTCAGATCTCCCGCGAGCGTATCCGCCAGGCCGGTGAGTTTCTTCTCTGTGTTTAACTGGTCAACTGCTTTTTTGGCTCGTTCCGCCTGGTCAGGGATTAGGCCCAGCTTTTCCAGTACCAGATCCAGACCCTTCCAGAGTTGTTCAACCGGCCATAAAACCAGAGAAATAGCCCCACCAACAATGTTGCCGAAGCTTTCCCCTGCACTGGTGCAGGATTTTAGCGCCTCAGTGGAGAACTGGATCGGCTCAAACAGTTTGGTGAACCAGCCCCAAACGGTGCTGAGCGCGGAGCCGATAGCGTCGAACATCGGTACCAGCGGCGAAAATACGGAAGAGACAATCGAAAAGAGCGGCTGTAAGCCATTCATCAACCCGGTAAAGAAACCGCTGAAAAAAGCCTTGATAGGTTGCCAGAATTGAATGATCCCAATGGCGACGGCGGCAAAGAGGGCAATAAGACCCCATACCGGGGCAGAGATGCCCGCCAGCAGCGTGATCAATGGGCCAAAGACGGCGCGCCCAGCAGTTAGCAACGCCTGCATGGGTGAGCCTGCCAACCATGTGAACGCGCTACCAAGACGGGTAATTCCGCTTATCACTGATGCAATTCCACCGCCACCGGTTAGCATGGTGAAACTGAGGCGTACAAGCGCCATCGGGCCGAGAATGGCACCGAGGGCCAACGTTAACGAACCCACAGCCACCAGTATTGCGCCAATCGCGGCGACGGTTTTCATGATGGCGGCAACCAGTGCAGGGTTGGCCTCAATCCAGCCGCGTACTGATTTGAGAACTCCGTCAATCGACTTCATGATCCCCATTAATACAGTGCGTTGAGATTCGCCTAATGCACTGAAAATATTTGAGAAACCTGTTTTGGTAATCTGGGCTTGGGAGGAAAGAGAATCTTTATCAATATCAGACTCTCGTTTCATTGAGCCTTTGGAAGCAACACCGTGCGTAAGCTCCAGTTGTCTGCGCAGTTCTGGTAGGTTGTTAGCAACTTTTGAAACCGCCATTGCATACTCGTCCCCAAAGAGCTGAGTAAGTACGTTAAGTTGCTTATCCGGCTCCAGCTTTTTGGTGGCTTCCATTACCGCCATAATGGTGCCCATGGCGTCTTTTGCCATGTTCTTCTGTACCTTCCCAGCGTTTAGCCCCAGCGCGTCCAGCCCTTCCATAAACCGATCGGGCTGCACCATCGCGTTACCCAGCTCCCGCACCATTGCTTTGACAGCGGTACCCGCTGTTTCTGATTGCTCACCCAGCGTTAAAAAGGTAGAGCCTAAAGCGGCGGCATTCTGATAGCCGAGCTGATCGGCAGCACCACCCACGCGCTGCAACACCTCGATAATATCAGACCCTTTTGAGGTGGCGTTGTCGTCTAAATAGTTGATGACGTCGCCCAACTTACCGATATCCTGAATAGGGATTTTGTACAGCCCGGCAATTTTACCCAGACTTTCCGACAGTTGATCGGCGGGAAGTTCAAACGCTTTTGAGGCCATGGCGGCAGTGTTGGCAAAGGTAAGTAAATCCTGTTTTTGCTTCTGCCATGGATCATCACTGTTCGCCACGCCCATACGTGCGCCACCCTCGACCAGCGCGGCATAGTCAACAGCGCCATTTGGCATAGGTAGCTTTTCGGCTGCATCCTTAATGGCTTTTTCCATTTCATCGTACTGAGCTGTACGATTGCCGCCACCATCTCGCAAGTCGTTAACCTGTTTGGAAACGCCCTTCATGGCGTCTTCAAGGCTGCTGTAACTTTTGATGGCGGCGGCAACAGGAGCCAGAACAGCCGCACCAGTTGCGGCGGTCTTCATGCCTCCGCCCATCATTTTGCTGCCCGTTTCCTGCGCCCGCGAGTAACGAGCTTGCGCCTGCGTAACGCTGGCTAACCGGCGTTGCTGCTCTGCCAACTGGCGGTTGTAAAGTTCGGTGCGTTGCCGGATTTGATCGGTTGCCCGGCTACTGCTGTTAATCGCGATACCTTCGCGATAAAACGCCGCACGGAGCTGATTGAGTTGGTTTTGTTCACCCTGCTGCTGTTGGATTAGCTGCCGGATGGCTGCGCGCTGCTGGTTGAGAGCCGTGACTTGTTCAGCGCTGCGCTGGCGTAACGGCCCAAATTCTGCCGCCATTTCGCGCGCTTTTGCTTTGGCTTCTGCCAGTGAATTAGTGGTTTTTTTATTGGCGGCGGTGATCCGGTCAAAGCTTGATGCTGAGCGCTCAAGCCCTTTGATGCTGGATTTAGTCTGATTGATCTGAGAAGCCAACGCGGCGGCACTTTGGCGCGCCGCGTTAACCGGGTTTGACATGTTATTAAGGGCGCTGAAAGCTACCTTGATGCTTAAATTGCGGTCTGCCATTTAGTGATCTCCGCCACTGCGCGCGGCGGCTTGATCACGCCATAACAGAAGTTCCTCTACCGTCATGGCGTCCATCTCCGCTGGTCGCCAGTGGAAAATGACGGCGATATCCGCCATTAAGTTTTCTATGCGTTCGCAGGGGCATTTGATGATGCGTTGCCCGTATCCGTCTCGCTCTGATCCGAAGGAGGCTGCAAAAAATCAACCACCGCATTGGCAAGTTGGCAAAAATCCCACGTATCCATGCGTGCGATTTCGTCAGCGGTTAATGCCGGAGCAGTGACGCGCGGTAGCAGAACAATCAGCGCATCATAGTTTGAAGTCAGGACGTCATAGACTTTCAAACCACGAAGCGATCCGGCCTGCTTTAATACTGACGTGATCGTGATTTCAGTGATCTCTGTCTTGCCGCGAACGATTGGCGTAGTGAGCTGGACGTCTTCTTTTTGGGTTGCTTTGGTCATGGTGCGTTAATTCCTTATAAGCCAATGTTAGCGCGGTGTTTTTCCATCATGTCAGCGCCGCCAACTTTGTAGATCATATTGAGAACATCAACTTCAATAATTTCTTCACCGTTGATGGTCAGCTTGTAATAGGTATTTTTCAGGGTGTACTTATGAGAAGTATCATCCCCGGTTTTAGACGTGCCGGGATCCATCTCTGTGAAGCGCCCGCGCGTCTGGATTTCAACGGGTACCGCTTCGCCGGTTGAATCATCCTGGTAAGAACCGGCATAACGGGTCTGCATACCATCGGCAGTCGCAATACCCCATTTTTTGATCAGTCCGGCATCAATACCACCCAGAGTGATATCCATATCCAGCGCACCGGCATCAAAACCGAGATCGACGGCAACAGAGCCAGGCATACCACCGGCCTGATAATCCTCTGTCTTCCGGGTTAACTTCGCCGGGGTGATCTCCGGCACCATGCCGAAATAGTTATCCCCGTCAAAGAACATGTTGAAGTATTTGAGTTTTCTAGGCAGAGCCATATACGCCCCCGGTTAGTTATTCACTGCGCTGGAAAACGTAGCGAAGTATTCATCAGTAAACTCCTGCACCAGGCTGAGATTTTCCAGCGGTGGAACAGGCGTGTAGTTGTATTTGATGGTGAGCTGCCCGTTGCGCAGCGTTTCGCTGGTATTCGGTTCAGGATCGTACCAACAGCGTGCGCCCAGCAATTTGCCAGCGGTCACATAGGACGTCAGTTTACGGTTGATACCGTCAACGATATCTTTCACCAAGGACGGGGTGAGCGGCTTATCAATATAGGAGAAGTGAGCTTCTGCCACGGTATCCGCCACAATTTGAGCGGTACGGGTATAGCTCTCAAAGATGTAGGTTTCTTCGTCGCAGGTACGCGATCCCCAGATGCGAAAGCCGTCCTGTTTGATCAGGGTGGTGACGCCTGCCGCGTTCAGCTCGTCCGCATCGGTGTCGGTGCCCTGTAATGTGAAATAGATATCGCGATCCATCCCCAGCACGTTATTTACCGGCACGTTAGAAATAGTTTTGTGCCACCCCTGCGTTGCGTCGATTTTGGCGCGCATCCCTACCGCATGAGCACCCACCGGCACGGTGGCGTTTACCCCTGCGTTGGTGTCGTAGCAGATGAAGTTAGGCCAGATAACCATCATTTCACGCTGGGCAAAATTCTCGCGGTACTCCTTCGCCTCCGCGATGGTGTTACAGTCATTTGCGGACACGTAAGCAAAGGCACGCAGCTTCTCAGCGATAACGCCGAGTTGTGCCGCCACTGGCTGAGTATCAAGGCCAGGAACAGCCAGCACTCGCGGACGCACACCAACGCGCATTTCAGCCGATAAAAGCGCATACATGCCGGTAAACAAACCGGTAGTTGGGTCAGTACCGCCAATAACAAGCTGATCCTGTGTTGGAGAGGTTTTCCCCTCGACCGGTGGGATTTTTGATGCATCAGCGACGCGGATCACAATGGTCTGCGGGCTGGCCTGGTCTGAAATAGCTTTCAGGGTGGTAAACAGGGTGCCGGTTTTGCCTGCCTTGCCCAGCATGTTAGCCACGCGGGTAATGAGTACAGGGGTATCCAGCGGGAAAGCGTCTTCATCTGCATCGTCAGCAATACAAACGACGCCGATAACCGCCGAATCTATATCGGTGATCATCGTGCTTAGATCGGTGGTTTCTGTGACGGTTACGCCATGATGGTAATTTGTGGCCATGTAGTTGCCTCGCCAGTCAATGATTGCCACTTATCATTGCGACAATTGCCAGCCTGTGCGAGGCGTTAACATTGTCAGCAGACCGCAACAACAGCCCCGCGTTGTCTGTACGCGCGCGTGTGGCGACGATGTTACCCTCACTACTGAGGGAAACATGATGTTAGATGATGATGCGCGATATTCTCCCCGCCCGGCGTTCAGTATTCAAATTGAGGGTAAGCAACTCACGGCACTGGATGACCGTTTGATCTCGTTGTCGCTGACGGATAACCGGGGATTTGAGGCGGATACGCTTGATCTCACCCTGGACGATTCAGACGGACAGATCGTTATGCCATCGCGCGGCGCGAAGATTTCCGTTTCATTGGGCTGGGATAATGACCCGCTGGTATTTAAAGGGCTGTATACCGTGGACGAGGTTGCACACCGTGGCCCGCCTGACCAGCTCACAATAAGCGCCCGCAGCGCAGACTTTCGCGACACGTTCAACGTGAAGCGTGAATACTCCTGGCATGATATTTCCGTTGGCGACGTAGTTGCCAGCATCGCCAGCCGGTACGACCTGCGCGCCGGGGTGAGCGAAGAGCTGGCGAAGCTTGACATCGACCACGCAGACCAAACCAGTGAATCAGATATCAGCTTTCTCACCAGAATGGCGGATATGCTTGGGGCGGTTGCCACCGTCAAAAATGGCATGTTGCTTTTCATCACTCCAGGGCAGGGGTTAACCCAGAGCGGTAAGCCACTACCGGCAATCAGCATTGTGCGGGCAAGCGGCGACAAGCACAGCTTTAGTATTGCCGATCGTGATGCGTATACCGGTGTTACTGCTTACTGGCTGGATCTGAACTTCGGGAAAAAGCCCGCCACCACGGTACAGACAAACACCCGCAGACGCCGCAGGACAACGAAGCCGAAGAAAGCCAAAGAACCGGCCTCAAGCAGCAAGGAAGGGGATTACATGGCAGGCGCGGAAGGTAACGTATTTGTGATCCGCAAAACGTTTAAAACAGATAAGGCTGCGAAGCGGGCGGCGGCGGCGAAGTGGAGCCAGTTACAACGTGGCGCGGCGTCATTCTCCATCACGTTGGCGCGGGGCCGGGCGGATTTGTACCCTGAGCAACCGGCAAGCGTATCGGGCTTTAAGTCCACGATTGATAACGGTTATTGGACAATTACCCGTTGTGTACATGATATCGGTAGCGGTGGTTTCACTACTTCTCTGGAACTGGAGGTGAAGATCGACGAGTGGACGGCTGAGGCGGGTGACGAGTCAGCGGATTAAGCGTTATACTTGACGTGATATTAACCAGTCCAGAGGAGGCCCGCATATGGCAATGCGCTGTCCTCGCTGCCGTGCAATCGCAAAAACTCGTACCAGTGTTGAGTTGAGCGTATTAGTGCGGCGCAGTTACCACCAATGTCAAAACATGTTATGCGGTTATTGTTTTACCAGCATGACGGAAATTGACGGATCATTAAACCAGACCCAGCCCGCCCCCGGCGCACTAGTTCCGCAAGATGTTTTCCCGCGAAGTCATCACGGCGAAGATCAGTTAAGTTTGGTGTTATAGCGAAGTGAGAGCGCCCTTTATGGGCGCTCAATCAGTGAAATTATTTATTGTTTATGGCTACAAATCTGCTTTTTTGAAGCTTCTCATTTAAGAATTTATCTCCCTCATCTCCAGCTTTTTTTGCCCATTCATCGCAACTTTTATCACCACCGTTGAATACAAAACCTTTGGTTAGGATATCGTTAGTGATGAAGACTTTTTCCACTGCTCCAGCCTTCCACGCTCGCTGTTTCTTGCCCGTATTGAAGTAGGTATAACAAACCGTTTGAACGGCGCTCCTTGCTTGCAACTCTTCTATGCTGTCGAAATGGAATGCGACAATAAGCGTCTTATCCTGCATCACCGGGACAATGGAAAGATTTAAATTTACAAGTTCTTTAGCCAAGTGCGCAGGGAGATTTTTTGTCACCTCAGAAAAATCAATAACGCCAACATCAGCGGCAACCGTGTTAGCTGGCTGCTGCGACATTTCTAGGGAATTGGCTGTGCTGCTGGTATCTGCTTCTGTATTTCTTACTGGTTTAGCTGTTTTTTGGGTAGGGTAAAGATTGGCCCCCGCAGCGGCAGTGATCAGACATATAGCAAGGTAAAATAATGATGAATTTTTTCGGTTTGGCATAAAAACCCACTTCGGATTTATGAGGCCGATCCAGAACGCGATACCCGCTATCGCCGCAATGATGGTGATGATTGTTTCCATTTAGTACCCTCCTTAGTTGGATGGATATTATTGTTGATGGTTTTCAAAAACAAAACCACCAGATTCACAATGCATTTTTTTTATGCCGCATGGATAGTCTGAACTGCTGCGATCGTAGATAAACGCTGATACAATCCGGCAGATGCACTTGATGTACTTTTATAAGTGGTGGTCAATGTGTGGTCGTGATTTAAATATAAGTCAACAAAATCATCATGTTACGCACATTATAAAAGTACCATGAGTCCCTATTTTAAAGTTTGCAACCCGCGCCACAACTGCCTAATCACTTGCTGTACCGCCATTCCTAAACGTTTTAAATCCGATTAAATC